GCACGCGTCCTGGAATGATATATGCAGCTTTGTTGAGACGCAGCTTGGCTTTGGAACGTGTATTCACCCGGATTGGATGAGCCAGATATATTTCCCTGATAATACTGACATTGTAGAACAAAACGGTGTGGACTTACTGAAACAGTTTGCCTTTTTTATGCAGTCTTTCGGTATGGTAGACGGTGACGGTCATCTGCAATACGTACAGGTGCAAGACAGTAACAATTTCGGCGAAAGCTATTATGCAATATGCGAATTTGACCCGGAAAACCTGACATATGAAAGCGGGCATATCTGGCTGCCAAAGCTCTTTACATCAGAACCGAGAACGAACATCTTTTATACTACGGGCGAGACAACACCGGATGCAGATTACTACAATAATATCTATACAATAAAAAACAGCGCACTTTTGGGTAATGAGGATTGGCTTGAGAAGTTATATGAATGTGACCCATACGGCGCGCCGAGCAGTAAATACAGCGCGACAAATATGCCGAAAGGACTTTTTGATACAAAAAGACTTTGCCTTACAAATGGCGAGGAGTTTTCACAGCAGCAGTACAGCATAACGTGCCTTGGCGACCCGACGATTGAGATGGGCTCTTTGCTCTTTATAGACCAGATGGGGCGAGACGACGCGGGCAATATGACCGGGTGGAAACAGTTAGTGCGGTCTTACATTATGGAAAGAACAATTACGTTCATTAGTACTCAGTGTATTCAATGCGAATACAGCGCCAATAATGAACCCTACAACCCGATTGTCTCGGAATGCGAATACGGGGTTCAGAATGCGAATGCATTGGCTAACCTGGCTTATAAGAATCTGCCTTTCATAGTAGACGGCAGCAGTCTGACTAAGCTGAAAGCGGTCAGGGCAATTTCAGCCGACGATTACAAGAACCTGTCCAGCGATGAAAAGCGTTCAGATACGATATTTTACGTTAGAGGGGAGGCGAGCAGTTCATGAGTTACACATACGAAATAAAAATTAACGACCAAACAGTAGAACCCGCCGACGAAAGTATACAGGAAATCTACGCCGGAAGCAAACTCATATGGAAACGAAAAAGCGAGCCGCAGCTTTTCGCCGATATTACCTTTGCCCGCTGTAAATTTACGCGGCGCGGGCTGATTGTTCCGGCATATCTCAGCGCGGCGGAAAAAGATATCTATGAAAAGAATGGCCAAAAGGTTTCAGAGTTTAATGTAACTAACTTACTCAACGAATACGAAACCGGCGCTTTTGTATACAATGACACTCCCGCATATACGATATCATCTACCGAGGGCACGGTGTATGCGAGGGATTTGTACGATTTTCTCTATACAGCCGGAGCTGCTGAAAACGTCCTTATCCGAAGCGCTCTTAATCTAACCGATACAAACAGCCAGTGGAGCGGCTACTACAACAGCATTCCGGAATATTTAAGGGCGTACAAAACAACCATCTCAAGCCCCGGCGGCAGTGGTATTCTGCCTCTATCAAGGCAACTTGGAGCCCCCGCCGGTGCTGAAAATTTTGGCCCGTTATGCTATGTAAAAGACGGCCGATTGATTACCGATGCGGGCTATGTAGTGCTGGCAGTATGCGGCGACAGTCTAATTTGCGCCGAAGATATCATCATGAGTAACAGCAACCGCCGGGCGTCTGGCTATATCACCGAAAGAACACTAACTGGAGAAAAAGTGCAGCAATTTTTTGCCGCCCGCCAGCGTCTGCTGTCATATCCATACTATACAGGCGGGTCAGTATCAGGAAGCGAAAATCCGCGGCATTATTACAAAGCCGGAAACGCGCTCTTTTACTATGCATTGCGGAGCGGCGTCTCCCGTCTGAACGCGCTGAACCTGGACAGCAACATATCTGCCGAGTGTGGAATTGCAACAGAGCCAGAGTGTGTTTTCTATTATAACGGGCTCTATCATGCGGTATGCGGCTCTGCTATCTATTACAGCGCCGACCCGATGCTGCCGGCAGACAGCGCCAAGCTAGAGCTGCCAACCGACGAGTATGGCAAATATAATATCAATTACGCATCAGCCGGCGGCTACTATGTAGACCAGGAAAGCGGCATATTATATACGATTATAGAGAGCGTTAATTCATTTCCAACCAGAGAGGGCGGAAAGGCGCCAAATTATAAGTTGATTCAGATTAACTTAAACAACACGGAGGCTTAAAATGGAAGCACTAAAAATCATCCTGACCGCGGCGGCAATACCATCAGCCGTTATTGCGTTTTGTTTCTGGCTGTTACAGCGCAGAATCACCAAAAATGAAGAGGAACGGGAAGCGAAAATCAAGCAGCAGGAGAGCCTGCAGATGGTAATTTTGGACGGCCTGAATGGCTGTATGAGGTTATCACGGGCAAGTGCCGTCTGTCTGAAACGAATCCCTGACGCCCATGCCAACGGCGACATCACAAGTGCCTTGCAGGACATAGACGACACTATGCAGCGCCAAAGAAAATTACTAACCGAGGCGGGGCTACAGCATATCTTACATGAATAACTAAGCCCGGCCGGCTCTACGTCAGCCGGGCTCTTAAAAAACACACGAAAAAAGCATACTAAAAATAAACACATAGGAGGTGTTACCGATGACACCACAAACAGGAAGAATGGTTAAAGAAAACGGAACAACGGCGAACATTGCCGACCTCATAGGCGGAACAGATACCGGCGAGAGGGTCAATATTGATATGATGGCGCCAAAAAGCGGAAGATTCGTTAAGGAAGATGGCAGCGTTGTCAACCTGGCCGATGTTATAGAGGAATTTCTGGCAGGCCTGGCAGGCGGAGGTTCAGGTTCTGGCGGAGCTGTATCTCTGAAAAAACTCACAATCACAGTTAACGGCACAGAATACACATATGACGGAAAGAGCGCCGTCTCTATCCCAATCACAACCGGAGGCGGCGGCGCGGCAGCCGGTCAGCCGTTACAAATCACAATTGGAGAGACAACATACACATATACCGGCGCGGAGCCGGTCACATTAGAGATTCCGGAGCCGACGGCAAATAAAGCTCTTAATATTAATCTCGGCGGGCAGTCTTATTCATACGACGGCAGCGCACAGGTTGATATCTCTATACCGGCAGCAGAGGGGGTGCAGTTCTAAATGTATACAGTCAATAATGATTCATTACAGAGTATTGCCGATTCTATAAGAAAAAAGGCAAAAGTGACAGAAAAATTAAGCTTCCCCGCCGGCTTTGTGTCAGCGATTGAGGGCATAGAGACGGGAGGAGGCAGCGCCCCGGTAGTAGTAGAAGAGCCGGAGGAAAAGGACGTTAATTTTTACGATTACGACGGCCGCCGATTGTTTAGTTATACGGCAGAGGAGGCGACGGCGCTGACAGAGCTGCCGACGCCGCCGGCGAGAGACGGCTTGGTTTTCCAGGAGTGGAACTGGACGATTGACGAGGTAAAAAAGGCCAAAGCGGCAGATATTGGGGCGAACTGCACTACAACGGACGGAAAAACCCGCCTCTATATAAAGATTGAGAATCAGTCAAGAAAGGATATGACTCTCAATCTATACCAGACCACCGCGGGCGATATCAGCGTTGACTGGGGAGACGGCAGCGCGGCGGAGACCTCCGACACGGCGGGAGATATCAGCCTGCCGCATACATACGAGAGCGCCGGAGAGTACACAATCACCCTCACTGTGAAGGCCGGTGCAAAAGCGGGCCTGGGGCATTTCTCATCACCATACAAGCAGGTTTTAAGCGGAAGCGGGACTAACCCGGACAATGACACATTCAGCAGCAATATTCATACAAACGCGCTGATAAGAGCGGAAATTGGAGCCGATATTGCAGACATAGAAAACGAGGCGTTTTATGGTTGTGAAAACCTTGAAAGCATAAATATTCCGACATCTATAGCGCACATCAAGGCAGATGCATTTTTGGACTGCCGGAAGCTGCAGTGGATATCTAACAAGCATATGTTAAGTATGTATAATTTTGCGTTGACAGAAAACGGGTTACAGAGAGCGGCATTTGGCGGCGGTGGTTATGCATACGGCTCATCTGCTGCATTTCAGAAAAATAAGGGCCTCAGGCGTTCTGTATTACCGACGCATTACAGCGCCATTATGTCCAGCGATTATAACGGCTGCACCGCCCTTGTAGAGGTAATTTGCAACAATAACATTAAAAAGATTGGCTCAATGGCGTTTTTTGGCTGTTACTCACTGAAAAAGCTAGACCTGACAAAGAACACCGAGATTGCAACCCTGGAATCATATAACGCATTTCAGAAAACTGCGACAGACCTGGAAATCCTGGTCCCGGCGTCATTGGCAGAGGAATGGAAAAAGGCGACAAACTGGACAACATATGCAGACAACATAAAAGGAGTATAGGAGGTTTTGCTATCATGATTATTTCAGAAACAATAAAGTTAAACGACACTAATTTTACAAAAACATATTCAAGCGCCGGCTTTTATATAGAGAGGAACGGCATCAATTATGCCGAGGCGATTGACCCTCTCGGAAGCTGCAGAGAGTACACCGAGACCTCAATCCCCATTGAGACCGAGTCAGCCACCACCGAGGAGCAGCTGAGACAGGTTACAGAAAAGACGGCCAAAAATAGCGCCGATATTGAGTATCTGGCGATGATGACCAATACAGACCTGGAGGTGTGATTAAATGAGTAAAAACTATGAAAAGGTAAAACGATTTTACGACCGCGGGCTCTGGAGCAAAGTGAGAGTAAAAAATGCGGTGAAAGCCCGCTGGATTACACCGGCAGAATACGAGTTGATTACCGGTGAAAAATATACGGAAGAGTAGGGGGTAACAGGCTATGAAGAAAAAGTGGAATTGGAAACAGTGGGGCAAGGCAGCCGGCGTTAGAGCCGTGAAAACAATGGCTCAGACCGCAATCTCATTAATCCCGGCGAGCGTTATGATAAGCGCGGTTGACTGGCGGACAGTACTTGGAACCGCGGCGCTGTCTGGCGTGGTATCTATGCTGACGAGCCTGGCCGGCATCCCGGAGGTGGATGAGAATGAAGATTGAGAGAATGATTGCAAAAACACATTGCTATTTGGGGCAAAATAAGCCGTCTTATGTAATAATTCACGAAACTGACAACTGGTCGAAAGGGGCAAATGCCCGCGCTCATGCGACCGCTATGAAAAACGGAAACCTGGCCGGAACCGTACACTATTATGTAGACAGTCAGGAATGCTACCAGACCCTGGAGCATCAGGACGGAGCCTGGGCTGTTGGCGATGGTCACGGCAAATACGGCATATCTAATCTCAACAGTATTAACATTGAGATTTGCGTAAATCCTGAATCAAATTACTACCTGGCAGTAGACCGCGCCGCCGAGCTGGCCGCGATGTTACTGAATCAGTATGGATGGGACACATCACACCTGAAGCGTCATTATGACGCGAGCCGCAAACATTGCCCGCGCCGTATTCTTGACGAGGGACTCTGGGATAATTTCGTGAAATGCACCGCCTCATATATGAAGAAACAGGGCGGCGGGGCGGCACCCGCGGCAGCGCCCTTATATAGAGTAAGAAAGACCTGGAAGAACAGCAAGAGCCAGCTTGGCGCGTATGCAGTTCTGGACAACGCAAAGAAAAATTGCCCGAGTGGTTACTCTGTATATGATGAAACCGGCAAAGTCATCTATACAAACAAAAGCGCCGAGCCCGTAAGAAGAAACGGTCTGCAGGCAACAGAACTGAAAGGACTAAACGCAAAAGAGCTTATTACCAAAATTGGTCCGCTATTTACAGCAGACCAGAAAAAAAGCGGAGTTTTGGCCTCTGTATCAATGGCTCAGTTCATCCTGGAGTCAGGCTGGGGAAAGAGCGGACTCACACAAAAAGCGAATAATTGTTTCGGTATGAAAAAAAGCCTTTCAGGCAACACCTGGCCAAACAGTGCATGGGACGGCAAATCTGTTGTATCTATGCAGACCGGAGAGGAGACCGAGGACGGCAAAGAATACACAATCACGGCAGAATTTAGAAAATATGCCTGTATTGAGGACAGCATTGCAGACCATTCAGCATATCTGACCGGCGCGAAAGATGGCGATAAATTACGATATGAAGGGCTCAAGGGATGCAAAAAGTACAAGCAGGCCGCACAGATTATCAAAGCCGGCGGCTACGCTACGAGCACCTCATACGTAAAAGCCCTCTGTGACATTATCAAAGAGTACAAGCTGACCGATTACGAGGTTAAGAAAGCGACAAAACCGGCGACGAAACCGGCAACCACAACCAAGCCGGCGGCAAAGCCATTCAAAGTAAAGGTTACAGCCGATGATTTACGTATCCGCAAAACACCGAGCCTGAAGGGCGAGATTGCAGGCTATACCGGTAAAGGTGTTTTCACAATCACCGAGGAAAAGAACGGCTGGGGCAAGCTTAAATCAGGCGCCGGGTGGATTTGCCTGACAGTCAGCTGTGTAAAAAGGGTATAAAAACAACAACAAAAAAAAACTTATATATATAGAAGGAACACGTTCAAGAGGCGGCAGAGATGCTGCCTCTTTCTTTATGCCGAAAAAATTCACAGAAAAAACACATTTTGTTAGTTAAGACTAACCGAAAAATCAAGAATATTGACTTCAAATAAAAATTTGGAGGGCGTATTTTATGGAAATGACGATGCAAGAACTGGTAAAATGTGGTATAATCAGCATTGAGGATATAGAGAGAGCCGAGGCCTGTAAGAGGCAGGAGGTTCTAATGAATAGAGGTATAGAGACACCAAAAATAACAAAACGCAGCGAGACAAAATTTGTATGCTGTCTGCCGCGCAGGTATTCTCAGGACGGGAAACGCCGCCAGGTAGTAGGAAAAACAGAGGCAGAATGTATCAACAATTATCAGAAAATAGTTTATGAATATGTTACGGGAGAGGCCAAAAAGGCAAAGACCGTATCAGAGCTGTTTGCAGAATGGTTGCAGTCACGCCGCGGCGCTGTTACAAACACAACTCTTGATGCATACAGAAATGTATATAGGAATCACATAAAAGAAACAGCATTCGGGCAATTACAATTAGGGGATGTAAAGCTGCCTGAATGCCAAGATTTCATAAAGGTATTATACCACAAAAATCTGGCATATGGAACAATAAAATTCATCAGACGCATCACATCATCTGTATTATATTACGGCGTAGTGCACGGCTACTTGGAAGAAAACCCGCTGCATAATGTCAAAATCAACCCGAATATATGCAAAGGACAGAAGCAGCATAGTCAGGACGCCTGGACGGATGAAGAGCTGTCTACGATATGGAGCGAGTCAGAACGGTTATGGAATGAGAAGAAAAAATACAGACACTCTGCGTTAATTATGCTGCTAAATTACACCGGCTGCCGTGTAGGCGAATTGCTGGCTGCAAAATGGAGTGACGTAGATTTTGAAAAGAAAACTCTGACAATCAGCAAAAACCGCGTAAGCTATCACGACCCGGACACCGAGGAGAAACGCTTTGAGATGCATAATGCAAAGAGCATCAACAGCCGCCGGACACTGCATCTGACAGACACAGCGCTGCATTGGTTAAAGGAGATTCGCCGCAGGAGCGAGACTGCCGGTGTTTTAAATGATTTCATTGTTGTAGGACGTAACGGGCGCCCGATGGACCAACCGCATATTGACGTAAGAATTAAGACATTTTGCGAGGCCATAGGAATCACATACCGCAGCAGTCATGCGTGTAGGCGTACATATGCAACAACACTCATTGATGGAGGAATCCCGATAAGTGACGTCAGCCGCGATTTAGGCCACAGCAGCGTAATTACGACACAGCAGCACTACTACAGACCGCGTGTAGAAAACATTGACCGCCAGACAGGTCAGAAAAATGAAATTTTCTTGGCAACAGTTGGCAACAGGGTAGGATAACCCGAAAAGCCCATAAATATGCGGCTCAGGCGCCAAAAGGCAAAAACTCAAAAATTATATTTCTTTTTCTGTGAAAAGAGGTTATAATACACTTACATACAATAATGAGCATTGGAGGTAACCATATGAATGGACGTATAGATTCCGGATTAGGTCAGATCATAATTGACACAGATGTAATCGCAACCTACGCAGGAAGCGTTGCTGTAGAATGTTTTGGTATCGTAGGCATGGCTGCAGTCAGTATGAAAGACGGACTGGTAAAGCTTCTTGGAAAGAACAGCCTGAAACATGGCATCAGCGTCAGAATTACAGAGGACAATAAAATCCGCCTGAATTTCCATGTTATTGTGGCATATGGCGTGAACATAAGTACAATTGCAGACAACCTTGTCAGCAATGTCAAATATAAAGTCGAGGCCTTTACAGGAATGGAGATCGATAAGATCGATATTTATGTAGAAGGTGTACGCGCAATTGATTAGGATAGAGGAGGAACTTGTGGTGAATAACAAAACCATAGATGCCAGAATACTTTCCAGGATGTTTCTTGCAGGAGCCAAGAATCTGGAAGCTAAAAAAGAATGGATCAACGAACTGAACGTATTTCCGGTACCGGATGGAGATACAGGAACCAATATGACAATGACGATCATGGCAGCAGCAGCAGAAGTAGGTTCTCTGGGAGAGCCTGACATGGAGTCACTGGCCAAGGCGATTTCTTCCGGTTCTCTGCGCGGTGCAAGAGGTAACTCAGGTGTTATTCTTTCTCAGCTTCTGCGTGGTTTTACCAGAAGTGTTAAGAACAGTAAGGAACTGGATACCATTGATATCGCGGCAGCCATGGAAAAAGGTGTGGAGACTGCATATAAGGCAGTCATGAAACCGAAGGAAGGAACAATCCTTACTGTTGCAAGAGAGGCTGCTGCCAAGGCTGTAGAGCTTGCGGAGACAGCAGAGGATCTGGATACATTTTTCCAGAGCGTGATCGCTCATGCGGAGGAAACTCTGGCAAAGACACCGGAGATGCTGCCGGTTCTGAAAGAAGCAGGAGTAGTGGATTCCGGTGGACAGGGACTTCTGGAAGTATACCATGGTGCATATGATGGTTTCCTTGGCAAAGAGATTGATTATACACAGTTTGACAAGGCAAAAGGTCCTGCTGTGACTAAGATCGATGCACAGACAGAGGCTGATATTAAATTTGGTTATTGTACAGAGTTTATTATTCTTCTGAACCAGCCGATGTCCGAGGAGACAGAGCATGAATTTAAGAAATTCCTGATGTCTCTTGGTGATTCTATTGTGCTTGTTGCAGATGACGAGATCGTGAAGGTTCATGTTCATACCAATCATCCTGGACAGGCTATTGAGAAAGCCCTTACCTTTGGTGCACTTTCACGTATGAAGATCGACAATATGCGTGAGGAGCATCAGGAGAAGCTTATAAAGGATGCCGAGAAAATGGCGAAAGAACAGGCAGAACAGGAAGAAAAAGAAGAAGCAGCACAGCCGCCGAAGGAAGTAGGCTTTATTTCCGTATCTGTGGGAAAGGGAATGACAGAGATCTTTAAGGAACTGGGTGTGGATTACCTGATCGAGGGCGGTCAGACAATGAACCCGAGTACAGAGGATATGCTCAATGCCATTGCAA